AGAATGCTGGTGCATCAGTTTCGCTTGAACCTTTGTAACCAACAAGTACTTTAGTACCGTCAGCCGCATAGTTGTCAGCGAAAACTCTGATTGTTCCGTTTAAAGTACCAACAAACTTAGTGTTTGTAGGTGCTTCGAAAGAACCTTCAGTTGTTCTAGCAAAAGTTGAAGTTGACGCACTTTGTAGGATTGTCAATGCTTCTGGAGAAACAACGATATAGTTACCAGCGCCGCGTCTTGTTCTAGCCGCGATTCTGTTAGCCGCTCTGTTGATCTCGATTGCTAATAACGCATGTCTGTCACCAACATAAGTTGGAGTGTAAGCAGAACTTAAACTGTTAAAGTCTAAAGTTGTACCAGCACCTGCGAGTGTTCTTAAAGAACCAATAATTTCTTGGTCGATTTCAACAACGATCTCTTGTGCAAGAGCTTGCATGATTTCTGCTTCTACATCAACGCCATGCATTGCTTCAGCGTCTTGAGCAGCCTCAAAAGTCCAACGAGCTGATAACCTTCTTGTTTTGGCTTCAACTGTTTCTTTCAAGATTTGAATGCTCATTTTTCTACCTGGTGTACCCTCAGCAGATGCTGTTGCATCTGGAGAACCGGCGTATGTGTTTGCAAGTTTGAAAGGACTTAATGCCTCGTCACCTGCTGTCGCGCCACCACCTGTTTCCGCATAACGGACTCTTAGTGTGTGGATTTGCCCTACTGGGCCAGTCATAGGTTGAACACCTACTAATTCGTTAGCAATAACCGAAGGCATAACCCTGCGGATTAAAGGTAACATTACTTTGTTTAATGTTGCTACTGAACCTGCACCTGTGGCACCTGCTGTTGCGGCCTCTGACAAATGTCTTTTTGTATTTTCGAGGACCACATCCAAAGAAGATTTTCTGTTACCAGAAAGACCTTCTAACAAGGCGTCTTTAGTTGCGGACCAGTTGCTTTCAAATAATTCTGCCATTTCTTTGCTCCTTTATTTTGAAAGTCCGGCTAATTTACGGATCATATCTATTTCAACAATATCATCCGCTTTGTCATTGGCTTCTGCGGATGCAGTTGCCTTCTTATCACCAGTGTGCTCTTTCTTCACAACTGATTCTGACAATGTCTTCTTCACTCTTGGTGCTTCACCTTCTAATACACTTGAAATATACTTGTTAAAAGCCTTTTCAAGGTTTTCAGTTTTCACACTTTCAAGTAAGTCTGACATAATTTCTTTCTTCTCTTTGCCTAATGGTGCTAAAAGTTCGTTTAACTTTTCTTTTCTTTCGAATCGATCGTTAGCGACTCTTAACTTTGATTCAGTTAATTTAACTGAATCCTCACTTTCAGCAATCTTTTCGTTTGCTTCAGCAAGTTTAGTTTCCATTTCGGCTAGTGTTTTCTGTATTGTTTTGATTTCTTTGCTTTCGTTTAAGTAACTAGTACCATATTCGCTTGCAAAGGCTTCAAAAATTCTACGACCAAAGTCGTTCTCACGAGCCTTTGTGATATCATTACGGAAAGATTTAACTTCTTCACTAATAACCTTGTTAATAACGCCTTCGACCTTATTAGCGGCTTTAGAGATGAAATCTTTTTTGGCTTCAGCAAGTTGCTTTTTGCCTTCTTTAACCATTTTGACTTTTTGCTCTACTAATGATTTTTTGTCTTCATGGAATTCTGCTAGTTCGCCAGCAAGTGATTCTGTTACAAAATCATCTAATTTTGCAACATGCTCACTAACTCTTGATCTATCAGCACGAAGCTCTTTAACTTCTTTTGCAACCATTTCAGTTACAAATTTATCAAGTAGTTTTGCATGTTCACTAATGGACTTGTGATATTTGACTCTATCGATTGCTAGGTTGTCTTTCTCTTCTGCAATAGTTGCGATTTCTGCTTTAAGTTGCTCGGTGAACCATGTATCCACGGCTTCAACGATTGTAGATTTGTCATGCTCATATCTTTGAGCAAACTCTTCCCTTAATTCAGCAGTCAACTCATCTCTTGCTTCTGAGATTTTTTGTTCCCATGCTTCTTGTAGGCTAGTCTTAACTTCTTCAGTTAAATCTGCACCTTCAAGTAAGTCATTAAATGTCACTGCCATAGTAGTCTCCTACTCTCTATAGTTTGAGTTCATTGATGAGACGAGTGATTTCCCTCATCAAATGTTTTTCTGCACTTTTTTCGTGTGTCACTGCTTCAGCAATGCTATGTAACATAGCACCGCCTCGCATGTTAAATAAACTTTCATAGATTGTCTTTGGGTATGCATCAGGTGCACTGGGCTGGGCCACAATGTCCACTGTAACGATATCAAAATCAGAAACTTTGCCTGATTCGTTAACATTACCGCTTCCTCTACTTGAAACGCCCAGTTTCGCGCCTGCTTTTAATAATGCTCTCGCAATATTACCCATCGGCGTATCTATAATTTTAAGTTTTCCTAATCCGTTTGAATCTTCACAGTACATATCAGTAATAATGTGAGATACACGGTCTAAATTAATCTGTAATTCTTCTGGATGATCTAATTCACCCATTACAGTTTCACCTTTTGATAGCCTTTGCTTTACACTTTCTACTGCTTTAGCAATTTCATCTTTTGGATAAACTCTACCGTTTTGGTTTTTGACTTCACCCTGGATGAAAAGACCTGCCATAAAAAGATCTTTTCCGTCTTGCGACTCCATGATTTCTACCCTGGATTGCTCCGGGCTCATGTATTCGTAAAGTTTTCTAGCCATCATAGTTTGTTACTCCTACAAGTAAAAAGGACAATTAAGCCTTTTTAGGTTCAACATCAATGTTGTCTGTAGGTGTGTGATCTTTTGCTTTGTTAGCACCAGCATCGCCATCACTGCCATCTTTTGCTTTTACAGGCTGACCTGCACCTTTAACTGTTGTTGGTGCTGGCTTTTTAGTGAATGGTGAACTGCCGTTAGAAGCATCTGCTTCACCTGCTTTAGGATCTGCAACTTTATCTTGAAGTTTAGTTGCTTCTTCAACAACTTCTTCGTCAACTTCGTCTGCTTCTTCGTCTAAATCATATTCAACAGATTCAAGATCAAGTTCGTCTTCCATGTCGCCCATTTCTTCATCACCGGCATCCATTTCAGCGTCTTCAGCATCATCGCCATCTTCATCTGCTAAAAGTTTTTCAAATTCTGCTTTGAGATCGTCAAGTTCTGATTCAAGCTCGTCGACTTTATCTTCGATATCGCCGTCTAATTCGCCTTCTTCTTCACCCATTTCGTCATCTTCGATCTCTTCTTCGTCAGCAAGAATGTCGTCTTCAAAGTCATTGCTTTGATCAATTACTTCGTCAACAGCATCTTGTTCAAATGCTTCTTCTGACTCTTCAACAGCATCTTCTTCTTCTGATTCCTCAGATTCTTCAACTGCTTCGTCTTCTTGTTCTGTGGATTCTTCAACTTCCTCTTCATCAGATGAATCTTCGTCTAAAATGCTTTCGTATTCTGCTCTTGCTTTAGCAACAACATATTCGTGTAGCATTTCTTCTGCTTTTTCATTCTCTTCAGCAAGGAGAAGTTCAAGAATTTCTTCTAATCTACTTCTTGATTCTGACATTGTGGCCTCCTTAAATAAGAATCTAATTACGCACAGATACGGTCTCGTATATGTACGGCTATTGTTACTTAGTGTAAACTGATGTTTTTTTGTTTAAAATGGTGTGATTTTGACGCAAAATGACCACTTAGACGGCCATTTCGGAGTGTGTATGTATAATCTTTTACAATGTCGGTGCTTCTGCGCCTGCTGTGTTATACATTACTTTGACAAATTTTTTGTGTTCTATGTCTTCTGCTTTTTTAACTTCTCTGTACTTACGAAGTTTATTTATCTGTTCTAAGGTAAGTTTTGCTTTTCGTGTGTCGCCCGTTTGTCGTTCAACAAACTCATCAAATTCCGGATTGTAAAATTCGTTTAATCTCATTATACTTGCCCTTCTGGTGGCGGTGTTACTCCGCCCACATCAGTATTTATCTGATCAGTACCTTCTGCGTTAGGATCTAATCCGCTTAGATCTGCGTCTGCTTCAGGATCTACTTGCTCGTTAGGCATTGCTCTCACACCGATGTTTTTAAGATTTAAGTTTTCGCTGTCGTCAATAAACTTCTGATAGTTGTTTTCTTCACGCCAGAATTTTTCGTTTGCTTTGATTTCGTCTTCGCTTAATCCTAAGTATTTTTGCAGTTTAAACTGATTACTTAAATATGGAATCTGTGCTAACTGTGCAAACAACTGTGCTCGTTCGTTGTCTAAACTTAAATCTCTGTAACTGCTAAAGTTCATAGGTGGTGTAAAATGCAGTTTAAATGTACTGCTGTCAATGTCAACACCTTTCTTTTTGAGATACATTTTAAATTCGTGATCTAAATCTTCTTGTACTTGTTTTTGCAGTCTTTCTACATATCTTGCAAATCTATATTCTTGAATGTATGCAATACCTACTTTACCGTCGTTGTATTGTGCAGAACCATCATCTGGACCTGTTGGCAAATAACTTGCTGGAATACGCAAACCTCTTAACAGTTTGTTATTAAAGTATCTCAAGTCATCTATTTGACCTAAGTTCTCACCGCCTGGTAATGTATCAACTTTTGAACCTCTACCATCTGCTGTTTGTGCAAAGAAGTAGTCTTCAAGCATACTCATTGGATTATAAGCGGCGTCTACAACACTTGAACCGTCTGCTTTTTTGTTAGGTACTCTTTTTTGTTGTACTTCGTACTTAACTTGTTCTAAGTATTGTCTTGCTTTGTGAGGAGGCATATTACCTACATCAATAAAGAACACTCTTCTTTCTGGTGCTCTGTGTACTCTATATATAATAATAGAGTCTTCTAATAATTCTTTTTGCTTGAATACTTTAAAGATTGGTTCAAGTATGCTAACCCCGAAAGGCCATGCATGGTCCATGCCTTCTGTTAAACTAACATGCACAACATGTTTAGCATCTACAGGTGTGCCTTGATCAGCACCGTCTATAGCACCAGTTAAGTAATTACCTGTTTGTGTTGCGACAGGACTCATTATGCCTGTTAAGCCTTGTCCTGCACCGTATGGTCTTGCATGTAATGGTGCAACATCTGTTGCTACTAATTCAGCAAAATTAGGTTCTAAGTTTTTAATAAAGTAAGTTTCAATTTTCTTACCTTCACTTTCGTTAACAATAACCTTTTCTATGTTTGCTGGATCGACCCAATATAATTCGTATGTTTCTGGATCTCTAATAAAGAATTGATCGCCATACTTACAAACACTGCGGAACATTTTAAATGCTCTTTTGTGCATCTTATTAAGTCTACACCAGTTTTTAAGTGTTTGTACAAGTATTCTACTTTCTGTATCACTAGGCTGTGAATCATATTCTACTGTAAAAGGTAAGCCTGTATATTCATCTTCTTGCGTACCGAATTCAGCGATAGTATCTAGAGCGGCATTAATTTCTAAATCATTATCCATTTGATCGTATTGAATATAACGCATAAGTCTGTTAGGACTTCCTGCATATACTTCTGGTAACCAACTAGCATATCTGCTAGATGCCGCACCGGGTCCTCCTTCTACATTCTGTGGTTGAATGTTTAAAGGTAAACCCGAATTATCAAATGGTGTAAAATGTTTTCGCCAACTCATAATTTTCCTAGTGTCTACATATATTACACTATTTATCGTATTATGTCAACCAAATAAGTAAGAATTGAATTATACCTGGCTTGCAATATCTTGCGTACCTTGTACTTGTCGTTTGAGCAGTTTATTTTGTGCTTTAGTTTCATTTAGCAGAGCGGTTAATAGTTCCACGCTAGATTGTGAACCTTTATCTGGTGAAACTGCTTGTGTCGTACCGGTTGCCGGATCTGCAACACTACCGCCTGTATCTGTAGCGGCTACTAATTGCGGTTGTACCGGTGCTGTTGGTGCTGTGGGCAGTGTTACTCTACTAGGATCTTTAACATAGGCTTCACCTACAATGTTAGTTTGATAATCTTTTCCGTTATATTCAAATACTCCGCCTGCACCACCTTGTATTGATCTTGCTTCTTTAAATGTTTCGCCAAAAGTTTTTTCTGGGGCATCTTGTTTTTGTGCAGTAGCCATTGTTTGTCCGCTACCTGATAATACTTTTAATTGTTCAGGTGTTAACATGTCTAATGCACTGCTTAAATTGTCAACAGCGGTTACCATTAACCAAATACCGTCACTAGCAATAGTCCACTGATCTTTAATTTTTTGTCCGTCTATATTGCCCGCCGCTTCATTAAACTTACCTACAGCATCTGGCATCTGTTTTAGACTGTCAACCATTTTGTTAATGTCTGGTGCTACTTTTCCTATTTCAGCAAGTTTTTCAAACGGTGACTTACCACCAAACAAAGAGCCTAAACCATCTAATACATTACTAATTAAGTTTCCTGCACTTAGTCCTGCAAGACCGGCCGCTAAACTTAACAATGCCGGACCTACTAATGCTATTTCTTTTAATGGTAATCCGCTCAATGTTTTTAAACCGTTTGACATATCTTCTAAGAATGCAAAAGTATCTTTTGTTGGATTCAGTGCCATTATAGGTAGTAGCCCTAATGCTAACACTGCAAATCCTGCACCTAATACAGCAAACGAACCTGCTAATCCTAGAAGGGATGTATAATCTATAAATGTTAATTCAAATAATGCATCAGTAAATGCAGGTAATGATGCCGCTACAATATCTAACCCTGCGGCCAATGGTGTCATTGCTAACCCAAGTAATGCTACTGCTCCTGCAAACACTATTAATAGAGGACTTGTTAATGCCACAATACCTACTGCGGCACCAAATGCTAACATTGCTGTGCCTAGTTCTAACCATGCTCCTGTGTCGACCATATTTATAAAACTTAGCCCCGTCATTAAATATGGCATGGCTTCGCCTGCCATTTTCATTGCAAATGCAAACGGAATTAATGCTAATCCTAATAATGTTATTGCGGCCGCTCCTGCCGCAATAAATGGTAATGCAAATCCTAATCCTATTGCGGCTACTGATAATACACCTAAACTTGCGGCAAATGCTGTAAAGTTATCCCAGCCAAAATCTTTCATTAAGTTCAATGAGAATGCAAATGGTATTAATGCTACACCTAATAATCCTATTGCTATGGAGCCTTGAATTAAGCCTGACAACGCCTTGCCTAATACCAATCCTACTGCGCCTAATGCTAACAATCCTGTTGCACCTACAGCAATGGCTTCCCATTTTACATCACCGAATAGTCTAAAACCAACTGCGGCTGGTATTAGTGCAACACCAAGTATTGCTATAGCCGCGGCGCCCATCATCATGTCTTTAGACCCTTTAGCCATCAATTTGGCTACAACTGCCAATGCACCTAATCCTGCAACGCCTTTAAAGAAGCCGCTCCACGATACATCACCAAATTTAGCAAAGCCATATGATGCCGCTAATACAGCAGTACCTAATAATGCGATTGTGGCCGCACCTTTTACTACTTTGTTATCTCCAAATTTGGCAACTGCATCTGCAATCTTCTTGAGTATTCCTCCGGATTTTGCACCGCCTGGAATACCTACGCCGTCACCTGTTGCGGCACCAACTGCTTTGCCTCCGCCGCCAATTTTATTTATGGGTCCGTCTTTACCAAAGAGGCCTTTTAGTCCTCCTTTGACAGCATCTTTTAATCCGCCGGCAAATCCTGATAATCCGTTTTTAACTGCACCTAAGCCGCCAACAAGAGCATGAAATCCTTTTGTTACTAAAACTATAGCGGCTAATGCTGTAAATGCTTTTATTAAAAATCCTGTAACTTTTAAGAAAGTCATTAAACCGCTTACAGCACCTTTGATGGTTTCTATGTATGAAGGAATATTTTCTATAAATGTCGCAATGCCTGTTGCAAGCATTTCTATAAACTTAGGCAGTTTATCTGCTATGGTTTTACCGATGTCTTGCATAGAATTGTTTACATCGCCGACAGAACCGCCTACTCCGAATACTTTTCCAATTGCTTCTGTGATTATTTTCTTAGCATTCTCAAAAGCCTTTGTTAAATCTTGTGATTGGCCTACACCTGTAAAGAATGAGTATTTTAATGCATCGAACATACCAATTAATTGTTTGAGCATGGTCTGTAGTAAGTTACTACCTTTTTGAACTCCTTCCATTGTGAAGCCTTTGTTAATTTCTTTTAACTTGCTTTCAGTTTGTTCAAATTGAGATATGGCTTTAGCCATACTTTGTGCTTGTTGATCTCCAGCCCTTGCAAGTGCAAATACTCTGTTCTTTTCTGCGGCACTTAAATTACCTAAGTTTGTTGTAATAGATTGTGCCATCTCATTTGCTTGGTCTTGACTTAGTGTACCTCTTTGAACTGCATTAATATAATCGTTCATTGGTCCTGCAAGACTCGGTACTGCTCTCACATAGCCAACCATTGCATCACTGAAACCTAAAGCACCCATGGATGCCGCTTCTGTGAATGCGGCCGCTATTTGTCCACCTTCTTCACCACCTAAACCACGCATAGCACTAGCAAAGTCCATAATACCTGCTGTAACTGAACCTCGTACATCATTACCAAATCTAAGCAATGTTGCAGTTAGAACTGGTGTTTGTGTCATAAGACTTTGTGCAAAATCGGCTAGTACATCTCTGCTAACACCTAATGCTCTTGCATAACTTGTTTGTCTAGTTATAGAAGTCTGAACTTGTTGATTAAGTTTTGATCTGCCTGCGGCAGTTTGAGTATCTAAGGCACCAATCTGTTGCCTTGCTTTTAATTCTTCTGCATACATGCCAGTTGCTTGCTCTATGCTCATGCCTAAAGCCGCACCGCTTTCTGTTGCGTCTAAAAATCCTGCAACTAATTGTTCTGTTGCTTTATAACCTTGAGAAGCAAAAATAGTTGCCATGCCTTCCATTGTTTTTGCGGCATTTAAACCTTGTACAGATAAACCAGCAAGAACTTGTGTAGCAACTCTACCAGAGCCAGCAACATCCTGCATGCCTACACCGACATCAGTTAACTCATTGAGTGTGTTACCAACATCAGTAAAGCCTCTGTAAAAAGCAGTTAATGCAGTAGTGGCTATGCCAATTAGTGCTGTAGATACTGCAACTGTAGCAGTGTACATGCCGTTAAGTGCTTTTTCTGTGAATGCTAATCTTTTATTGTATTTGTCTAATGCATCA